TGATTGTTGAACGCAATGGCGGACGAGAGTAGGGAGGCACCTCTTCAGTCCGCCATTGCACCTGAGAGATCCCACGGAGGATCTTGCGGCCTCAGGTATTCGTTAATTGCTTGCAGGCTTAACCACTACACCAGAACAAGCTTTTCGATGGAAGCGCTTAATTGAATCCAACTTAACCTGGTTAGTATCCGTTAACGCGTTTACTTCATCTGGACTGAATTGAAAACGTCCATCAGAGTAAAGCGTCTTGTCGAGTACTTGACACGAGTCATGAACAACCACAAGCTTATCCGACATACACCCACTAAGAAGTGTAGTCAGAAGTAGGGGTGTGGCTAGGTGGAAAAGTTTGTTCATGATGGATCCTCTAAACTCTTATGCCTTTCATCTGCCGTTGCATTATTTGCCTCTTCAACGGATTGATCAGCGGTTCCAAGAATTTGGTTCATGATTTGCATTTGCTCTCGCATAGCTTCGTCATAACCCTGTTTTTTCCATTCCCGCTGATCAATTTTAGATGTGATCCAGTTTGCTAATTGCATTAAACCTAAAACAATCTGGATCAGGCGTGTTACTGATATCACGCAGAAGGTGTCGCGTTAGGTGCGACGTACACTGCAATGTGACTCACGATGTATGCGACGGCGGTAATCATAACGGTTTCAACACTAGTCGGCAGATTACCAACAAGTGCTTCAATACCATGCACAACAAAACCACCTACAGCAACGCCAGCACCACCACCCATGACACCACCAACATAGGCTTTAAGTGCTTCAAGATTGAACTTCATAGATAACCTCCATTAAGGACATGAATCTCAGTATAGAACCGCTGAGACGTTTCGGCTTAGTTAAACTGGCTCCGGATCGTATTCACTGATACGAGTTTCCCTTTACCAGGATAGAAATCAAAGACTTGCAAATATGGTACAGCAGGATACACACCATGCTCAAACATATCGCGCTCGTGTGTACGGCGATGTACTAGATCCTGTAATACTACACCACCAGCCTTCTCATAATGCATCAACACATCCATTGCAGGGCCAAGCTTTTTAGCATTGATGAAATCATCGACAGATCCTGATTGAATCGCACCTGTGTTAAAGTCAAAGCTAACTAAGGCATCAAATTGATACTGCAGGAGTTTAAACTTGATTGCATTCTTGACATGTGTCTCAAACCGTACAAGGTCTTTTTGAAATTGTTGTACGGCTTGTAAAAGAGTAATCGTGAGTCCCGGAGTAGGAATAATACCACCTGCAGCAGCTGTATGACCCACTCCGATAGTAGGAACCTTTTTCGTGTCAGGATATGTACGAAGAACGATGGCTTCTTCCTGAATAATTGCACACATACCATTAAAGCTTGTACGCAACGCGGCATTAGGATTTGCTGTTCCGGGTGTTATAGGTGATAAAGGTATTGACATTTTTACCTCACTATGTTATTACAGTTTTAGTTCTACCCATACCACGGCCATACACAGATGACTTCTGGTACACAGTATACTTGAGCGTTGTGACATTTACACTAAGATCGGCGACTTGCATTGCAGATGTGTATACAAAGCTAGCTGTTGGGTTATCTGTGATAGTCCTGACAATTGCAGTACCTGCAACATTATAGATTTCAATGTCATAGGCTTCCATAGACTCACTCATAGGAATGTTTGGTACTTCCCAATTATCAGCGCCTTTACGATCTCTACGAATCCATGACAAAGTTAGATCGTTTACACCTGTGCGTGAAGCGGATAGTTGAACTGGTGATAATGGTCGTTGATTAATTCCCTGAGGAGTATATGCAACCTGACGATAGGTAGTATCACCAATGTCTTTCGATGCTGGTCCAAACTTCCAGTTTAATGGAACTTTGAATTGTGCGGATCCGACAGTACTTTGCAGGATGTTATCTAATAGGACGAATCCTGAAGATGCAGCTGCGCCGGAGTTCATTGCATTCTCTGTACCCATCTGAGCTCGGAGAAGGCCTGTAAGACTCCAGGTTTGCGCTGCTACGATCGTAGCATTACGCCACTGAACGATTTCCCATTCACCGTTGGAGCACTTGATTGCTGCAGCATTACGGCCGCTGAATACTTCTATATCAGCTAATGACTGTAAAACTGTAGTCGAGAGTAACTGAACGGTAATTGTATTGCCGAGATCCCAAATACCTTCAGGACCTGCTGATAGTGGGTTAACGAGCAGACCTACAATCGCAGGAGTCAATACATCGACATCAAGGGTAAAGTTCGTTGTAGGAGAACGGAATACATTATACGTTACCCAAGGATTAGCAAACAGTGCAATCCACGGAGCGTAAGGATCGTCGGTGTCAGTAAGCATCGGGAGATCAAGGAAGTCAATAGATCCTGCTACAGGCTTGCTTAGATCACCGATTGGTGGTTTTTGTACAGTAGTTGGTACTCTGTAGTATGTACTACGATCTGTACGAGATCCTTTCATGGATCGAATAAATTCGTACCCGAGCTCTTCGATTCGCACATCGAAGATACGCCCATTCAAATTAAAGGTCACGACGTCTGAGGGGTCAAGCTTAAGCATGCTTGGCGGTAATACGCATGCGAGCTTTTCTCTCTGGATCCACACATCCATTAATAGGATATCAGAGATCTGTTGCATCATATCACGATCCATTACAGCCGCAATCTCTGAAGAAGACGTCCTGTCAGTAGCGGTTGTAATAGTACGGCGCGAGAATACAGAGCCTACGTCATAGCTTCCGTTTGATTCGGTAAACTGGATACTAGATTCGAGTGGAAGGTCGGTTTCTTGAGCACGAGTAATTAAGAATGGACCGTAGTCACCCTTGTCATCAATAAGGTCATCGACTGTAAGAGTCTGTACAGATTTTCCTCCGCGTAATGCAAATCTGATTACACCACCAGATTCGTAGGCATCAAACATAAATGTCGTGGCTAGAGTATTCAAGGCTTCTCGAGGTGACATTGCACGTTCGATTTTATAGCCATACATCAAACCTACGAGTTTGCTCGTGTCGAGAGTGACTGGCAAATTCGAACAAAGATCTGCAGCAACCTTATCGACAGGAGCCATTCCCATACGACCAGTAAGCCAGTGACCCGTTTGCCAATTATCACCATCCCTCCAAACAGTCCCAAACCCTTTATTAGGAAAGTCTGGATAAGGCCGTGCATCCCACGTCCAAACATAAAAGTTTGCAACATCAGCCATAGGAGCACTATAAACTGTTGAAGTAGGGTTATTTGCTGGAGTTGCCCAATATGAGTGAATCGAATCAAGATAACGCCTTTGAATCAGCGGATCTCTTGCACGTGTAGAATAGTACGGATATGCACTCTCAGAGGACTTAGGATCCACGAAGACATTAGGTTGGTTTGTACCTTTATCGATTGAAGGACAACCGTACTCAGTAAACCAAATAGGTTTGGATTGTGGAACCCATGCAGTCGGTGATCCAGATTCAACACCCGCGGGTCGATCGAAGTGCTGGTTTAACCACCAGTTACGCATATCCTTCTGCCTGAACACCCAAGGCTTGCTATAAGCACCATCAGTAATTGCTGTACGCACCTGGTTATCACGATCCGCTTGTGATGCATAATACCAAGTATAGTATTCACCACCCTCGATATTCGATTGGAGGTAATTTAGGTCGTAGATTGTGTCATAAGTATTACCATCGATGTGTCCCGGAATCGATCGCCAATCAGAGAGAGGCATATAGTTGTCTATACCGATAAAGGAAATAGATGACGAAGACCAAAGAGGATCTAAGTGGAAGAATACGTCGTTAGATCCATCGGTAGGTCTAAATGAGCAATACTCTGACCAATCAGCTGCGTAACCTACTTTAACGGAACCACCTAAGATTCCTGCAACGTCAGCTGCAAGAGTCACTAATTGAGCTACAGCTGGGAATGAATTTGAAGTGCCACGAATACGGTTAAGTTCCACAAGCTCCGAGCCAATTAGGAAGCTCTGAATACCACCAGCAGCCGCACAAAGCTTAGCATAGTGAAGGATCATACGACGATACGACCAATCAGTTCCCGAACCAGAGAATGGAATAGTATCACCATTCCAAGCACCAAAGCTAGAAGCAAGGGTAGTGCCAAAGAAAGTATTGACTTGCGTGGTTGCTGCTGCAGTCTTATCTACAGTACCCACATACCCACGAGATGGTGAACATGTAATACGTCCACGCCATGGAAACACAGCTTGTCCAACACCCGCAGCATTATCAGAGTAGGGGTTAGGAAGAGTATTACCTGAAGGAATATCGCCGATAATAAAGGGATAGAACATGATTCTATACCCTTTAGAAGTCAAATACTGGATCGCTTGAAACACAGACCTATCCGCAGGAGCACCACCAAGTAATGCACCATTAGCATCCTGCGAAACTACTTGAGCACCTGCACGCGTAATACCTGATACCTGCCATGACCAAGGTGTGGTTGTTTTGGATGCTGTCTCTACTTTAGGCCTTACTTGACTTACACCCACCCTCAAATCCGTAAAATGCCACGCGACAACGAGTGATACAGCATCAACCCCCGTCATGATCATTTTAAGGTCATTAATGCTATTAGTGAAGTCCGATCCTGAGCGTTCGCCATTACTATTGATAATTGTATCACCAGCAGCGTTAGCATTACCCCAACCTAAAGAAGTACCTCCAATTGCAACACCGGAGTTAACAACTTGATCAGTGGCGTAAGCAAATTCGCTTAAACCAGGGATTACTGTAACACCACGGAGCTTCTCTTCGAGTTCGTCACCCGTAATTGTTGGAGAAGCTCGAGAATATACCTCGACATTAATTTGCGGAATGCGATTACCATACTTCTCGAGGAGTAGCTCTTCGAAGACAATGTATGCAACACCTCTGAACGCTGGTGCAAATGCAACACCTTCAGTTGCAGCAATCTTAGGGTCAACAGCTTGGGTCTCAGTACCTAGATACAAACGATAAGTGACGCCTGTAAGGTCCATAGGTTTACCATCAGCCCAAATACGACCAATGCCTAGGATAGGACCAGTACAGAGCGCTGCTGCAAAGCTACAATAATAGTTGTAGGTTGTTGTAACTACTTTTTGTCCGCCACCACCTTTACCACCACCTGAAGTAGTTGTTGATGTCGTTTCCTTAAATCTTGTAGCCCACACGATTTCAGGGGCGATACGAATACGGCCATACGTCCTAGTAATTGCTTGACCTTCTTGACTTGCTTGTAACTGGACGCCGGAGAGTCTTGGTCCTTGTTGTTGAACTGCTGCAGGAGCAAATACAATACCAAGGAGATAGGAGTCCACAACCGATCCGATGAGACCACCAATACTACGACCAATGAGACCACCAATAGGTCCACCTAAGAAAGAACCAAGGGCACCACCAGCTGCTTGTAAAAGGACTGTTGCCATTTAATCCAACACTCCTGGAAATTTAAAAGCATATGCCATGCGACTACCTACGTGTGAGATCATTGCAGTTTCCATAACGGCATGTCCGGAGTATGCATGGATTAGTGACCATCCATCCATCCCTCCAGTACCGTTCACACCATCAACACGCTTCGAAAGAAACGCGGCGTGTTTAATAGGTCTATTAGGCATCATTTGAAAGAGAAGAACATCACCCGGTTTTGCATCACTAACATTGGGGATCTCTATTAGATGTTCCCTAGCAGCCTCAAGCATTTGTTCTTGAGGATCATTCTCAGCCCATGAAGGAGTATACGGTGGTGGTTCTTTGGGAATCAAACCATAAAGCTCTTCATACACACCAATCACAAGACCTAAACAATCACAACCCAAACCTTTAGACCAACATTGATGCATGTAAGGAGTACCAATCCACTCCTTTACAGTACTCAAGATCAAATCCCGAGTGATACTAGGCATTAAATTGGTTGGGTTTGTCATTGAATTAGGTGTAGAGAGAAGTGCCGTCATTTCGATCCCCTGAATTTACGTACCGTGCGATTGCATCATTACCAGGCATGCGAGGAAAGCCTCTGAAGTTAGCAACATTCGCAAACTTGATGTTACATGTTTCGATAGCTTTGTCACAGCCTGGTTTAATGGAGAAAGTGTCGCCTACCGCAATACTATAAGGCATAACCTCCCACATGTCAAATAGATGGGTTGAAGTTTCTATTGCATGCTGTTTGATTTCGATCTTCCTGCCGTTATTAGCACCACTCGTCCAAGTAAGTTGCCCATTATTAAACCAGCCTTGAATAATAGACCCCGTATATAGGGAAGCAGTAGAACTCCTGAACATCCGGTTGCTAATAACTGATCCGACAGTAGCTGTTACTGTAAGAGGTGCTAGATTTACTGTACAACGCGTATCACCCAAATCAGCATCGCATGTTTTACGATATAAACGTCCTGTAGGTTGGTTAAGATAATGCATAAGGGAACGGATTTCAGCTTTAAAGTATTGCCTACCCCGACTTACCTCACCAATACTACCCGATATCAAAATCGTGTTTGACGCTGTATTTGACCAATCTACGCGGTATACAACGATTTGAGCGTTGTCATAGAACCCGGATATAATATCAAACTCGGTAATCTTGCTACTTACTAATGCACCCACAACATCAAGGTTATCCACATTGAAACCTGTAGTTTGTGCGACATTGGTAGCGGTTAAACCAGTAAGTGCTTCAAAAGTCACCGGTGTAGAAACGGGAGTGAATGTGATGTTGGTATCATGATCTGTGAAGCCAAGTACCAGACCATCAGTACGGGTAAGCATCCAGCAGTGGCAGAACGTCGTAGTTCCCGAATCCAAAGCTGTTTGCATTGCTGCTGGTAGCGTTTTCATGGTTTACTGTCCAGAGGAATTCAGTCGGAGTTCGATAAGAGTGATTGCATCGATCTGCCCTGAATTAAAGTTTGAAAGGTTTGTCTCAATAGAATCCTGGTCGAAACGTACTGGCACATCGAATTCAAAGCCGGCAGTAATTGCTTGTCCAGCGCCTGGAATACTACCCGCAAGAAACGTGATAACACCCGTAACGTAATTGACGGTATAATTTGTGCCTTCAGTTTTAGCAACACCATTAACAGCCACTAACACTGTTCCCGAGACAGGCTTTTGAATCACGCGTGTATAGGAATTCGATCCAGAGGTGTAAACCTTACTCATCTGGAAAGTTGTTACAGTTCCGTTACCAACACCGATCGTCTGATCAAGGTTGGTAGTTGCAGTAGATGGTGGGCATGATTTAAAGTCAGCGAAATCTTTAAACCTAAAACCATATAACTGTCCGAGACGTGCTTCCCAGAAGGTTTTAATAGTGTGAAGATCGTTAAAGTTTTTAGCGCCGGATGCTACGTTATATTTGTGACGTGACGCGGTCCAAGGCGCATTACGCTGTTCATAACCCGATGACTGTGAAGCGATCTCAGTCTTACGCATTGGACCACCAGTAGCTCCATATGCGATTCGATTTGGGAATTGTATCTCGTGAAAAGCCATTATAAGTTCCTTGAACCGCGCGAGAGAGCACGTTGCATCGAAGCCGCAACCTGCGTTTCAGACCTAATTACTGATTGCGCATCTTGTGCATAAATGTTGAATACATTACCACCGCCTCCACTAGCGCGAACACCCAATTCACCTTTTGAGTTTCTACCCAGTGGCATAATTGCTTCACGACCAGCCTCACCAGCAAGAACATTGCCAGCACCTGTCGCGAACATTGTAGCAGAGTTAATAAGTCCTCCTTTACGCATTGCAACTACAGGACCATCGAACGCCGCACCCTTACGAGCTCCAAAGAGAGATCCGAATATAGATCCCAAAATTCCAGAGCCACCACCGCCACCACTAGCTGATCCTCCGAAGAGCGCATTCTTCAACGGGTTGAGTACTGTAAATTGTACA